CTGTTAGCGTTACTGATAATTCCGAACAAAATGCTATAGGTATTAATGTTGTTTTTTCGATTATAAATAATCCTACGGTACCACTTCAACTTAACATTTTCCTTAAAAGAGTCAGATAATGGCAGCGAACAATTCAGTTTCATTAACATCTCTAGATTTCGATACACTGAAAGCGCAGTTTCAACAGTATCTGACAAACCAGACTATCTTCAAAGACTACAATTTTGCGGGCTCCAACATCAACGTATTGTTGGATATCCTTTCATACAACACATATTTAAATGCATTTTATCTTAACATGGTTGCTTCCGAGATGTTTCTTGACTCAGCTCAGAAACTCAACTCGGTTGTATCGCATGCCAAAGAGCTGAATTATATTCCAAAGTCAGCTAAGTCTGCTGAGGCAAACATTGCATTTACAGTAACGACTTCCAACTCTTCAACGCTGACTATTCCAAAAGGCACAACATTTACTGGTCAGAATTCGAATGGTCAGTTCGTATTTACAACAGCGATCAATCAAAACTTTACTTCTTCGAATAACTTATTCAACATTCAAAACCTACAGATTTTCGAAGGTTCATATTTCAACGATGTTTTTGTTATCGACTATACGCAGGGCAACACACAAAGCTTTGTTCTTTCAAACCCTGGCATTGATACAGACAGTTTAACTGTTACTGTTATTGAGAGCGGCGTCAACACTGCATTTACTCAGGCAGAAACGCTGTTAGGTTTGCAATCTAATTCAAACATATACTTCTTACAACCTGCACAAAATGGCCAGTATGAGGTTGTGTTTGGCGATAACTTGTTTGGACGTATTCCTAACAATTTGGCTACTGTTGTTGCTAATTATCGCGTAACAGCTGGCGATGCGGCTCAGGGCATATCTTCGTTCTTGATAACTCAGTCGCTCGCCAATGGTGTTATTTCAGCAATCACAACTCTTGCTAATTCTTCTGGCGGTTCTGCTTCAGAAGATATCGAAACGATCCGTAAAAATGCGCCACGCTATTTCGCAACGCAGCAAAGAGCTGTTGCATCTGACGATTATTCTTCGCTTATTTTCAGCCAGTTCGGCGGTCAGATTTCTGACGTTAGCGTTTATGGTGGCGAGTTATTAAATCCAAAACAATACGGTACAGTCGCTATTTGTTTAAAACCGCAAGGCGCAACAGTCGCGCCAGATTATGTAAAAGCAGAAATATCAAACTATCTTGGAAATTATATTTCGCTTCCTACGAAAATTACAATTACCGATCCTGACTATACGTACATTGCTATTTCTGCTAATGTTCAGTATAACTCAACAAGCACAACCAAATCAGCTGATGAAATTAAAGGTATTGTCGTTAATGCTATTCAAACATACAGCAACAACAATCTTCAGTTGTTTAATGCAGATTTCCGTTATTCAAGATTTTCTGCTGCTATTGATGCGGCAGATCCTTCGATTACAAGTAACGAAACTTCTCTTTTAATCGCTAAACGCTGGTCGCCTTTGTTAAACTATTCATCGTCAGTTGTTCTTGACTTTAACAATCCAGCAGAAGTCGAATCAAGAAAATCAGCTCAGGGATATGTCGCTGGCGCTCCATTTTATGATGAGCCGCAGGTAACTTCTTCACCATTTACATATGTTAACGCTAAGGGTGTTCAATGGCCAGTTTCCTATATTCGTGACGATAATTTTGGAAAACTTGTCGTATACACAACGATCAATAATGTGTTCACTATCATTGACTATATTGGCACTGTTGATTATACAACTGGTTTGGTATCGATTAGCAATCTCACGACATCATCTTATGATCAATATATCTCAATCTACATGAATCCACAAAATAATGATATCTTGGTTAATCGTGATAAGATTTTACAAATCGATCCAGCTGACGTTACTGTTTCAATTATCAATACGCAAAAGTAAATAAATGCAATTTGACATTCAAAAGACGATATCGAATTTCGTAGAAAGTCAGTTCCCTCAGTTCTACTTGGGAGAGGGTCCAAACTTTGTATTGTTTTTACAGGCGTATTATGAATGGATGGAGTCTGAAGGTCAAGCAATCAATCAGTCTCGTAGCCTATTCGATCTAAGAGATATTGACAATACTCTTACAGAATTTCTTTCTCATTTTCAACAGAAATATCTTTACGGAATTCCGTTCGACACAATCGCGAACAAACAGTTTTTACTTAAACACATTCTCGACGTTTATCGTTCTAAAGGAACTATCAACTGCTATCGTTTGCTGTTTAAACTTATCTACAATCAAGATGTAGAAATATATCTTCCTAGCCAAGATATATTAAAAGCATCTGACGGTACATGGATTCAGCCAGAATATCTTGAAGTTACCAACGTAGCAAACTTAGAAAGTTATGTTGGTCAAACAGTTATTGGAACATCATCCAACACAACTGCTATTATTGAAAGTTATATAACTGAACCGATTAACCAAAACATCGTAGCAACTCTTTTTATATCTAACATGAAGCCACAAGGTGGTTCGTTTGTTAAAGGCGAAAAGATTGTTATCAATACAGAAATTTCAAATACTGCTGCTATTGTCGCAGCGCCATCTGTTATTGGTTCGCTTTCCTCACTTCAAATATTGAATGGTGGTCAAGGGTTTAATGTCGGTGATATTATCTCTATCGTTCATAACTCTTTATCAAACAACAATGTTATTGCTCATGGCGTTGATGGGCAGCTTCGTGTTACTGGTATCTCGAGAGGTTTTGGACAGTTAAACTTTTCTCTTTCTAGTGGCGGATTTGGTTATACATCAAATACACAAACATTCATTTATAATGGTCCAAGCAATCCTGGAACTGGTGCTAATTTTACTATCGGCGGTTATTCATATAATCAAAACATTCAATACAATACAGACATTATCGCCGATTATTACAATACAAATATAAATGCTACTTCTTATGGATTTCCTGGCAATACAGCTGCGAATGATACCTATTCGACTATCGGTGGCGCATTAACATATACAAACAACGTATTCGGTAGTATTGCATCATTAACAAATCTGTTAACAGGTAGCGGTTATACTAACTCGGCTACTATATTTGTTCGTTCAACGCAGCTTGCATCAAACGGAATTCCTGGAACGATAACATACGCCACCACTTCGAATACTGTAACATTAAGTGGTTCTTATACTGTTGGTGATGCGAATGGCTTTCCGTTTTTCTTTAGCGCGAATGATGTTATCGCTTTACAAGCCAATTCTTCGAATTCAGCTTCCTTAGAATATCAGGTTATCAAATCTGTCGACAGCAATACTCAAATTACGCTTTGGGGTCCACCAACTAATAACTCTACTTCTTTAGCAACAGCTCGCGTAGCTCCTGTTGTATTACCATCACAATATGCGCTGTATGAACCATATATGTATCGCACAGATGGAACAATCAATGGTGAGAACGAATCCATTTTAGCTAATCCTTCTGTGGGAAATAACATTATTGCGAATGTTGTTGCTGTTAATTCTGGTAAAGGATACGTTGACGGCGAGCCTGTTATTGCATATCTTTCCAATGGTTTAACTCCATTAGTTATTTTCAATCCTGGAACTGGTTATTCGAATGGCGATGTCATATTGTTTTCAGGTGGCGGTACAACAGCACAAGCTTCAGGTTACGTAACAACAGATAACACTGGCGCTATTACTGCTGCTAATTTTAATAATGGTGGCGCATCAAGCGGTTCTGGTTATACATCGCTTCCGACAATTAGAGTTAAGTCCAAAAACGGAACTGGAGCAGTATTAACAACTTCTATTCAAGAGTTTAACACCTTCAGCCAAGTTTCAGGAAAAGTGGTAAAATCAGGTGTTGGTAAGAAGCCTGGATACTGGTCAACCACAAAAGGTTTCCTTGATTCTGATAAATACATACAAGACAGCTATTATTATCAAGATTTTTCTTATGTTATTAAGGTAGCAGCGACACTTGATAAATATAGTAATATCCTTTACAACACATTCCATCCTTCTGGGACAGAATTATTTGGTGAGTTTTATCAGTTAAATAGCGCAAATGCATTTGCTTCTATCGTCTATGAATCAAATTCGGTTATATACCAGCAATATTTAACTATAGATTCTACCAATACAACAATTGATACAATAGCAATAACGATAGATCAAACTAACACGATCTAATTTGGAGTAAAAAACTTTGACACAGCAAAATCTAAATGTTGGTGCATTACCAAACGACGGAACTGGAGACGAGATCCGCGTTGCTATGATCAAGGTTCAGAATAACTTTACTGACCTTTACACCAACTACGTTTCAAATACGCAGCTTATTGCTAATCTTGCTTTGTATCAAACATTAGCTGGGTTATCATCTAATGTTATCAATCTTACAGCGAACAATACAACCTACGTTGGAACATTACCAGTTGCTAATGTCGTTTCTAATGCGCAGCTTATTGCTAATCTGGCGAATTATCAGACTACTGCTGGGCTGTCAGCCAACGTACTTGTTTTAACTTCTAACAGCGCAAATTTCATAGGTTCATTACCAGCTGCTAACGTAGTTTCGAGCGCACAATTAGCTTCTAACTTATCAAATTACCAGTTAATATCTGGTATGACAGCGTACCAAACCACAGCTGGATTGGCTGCCAACGTAGCATTATTGGCATCAAATAACTCTTTATACCTTGGTGGTGTAGCAGCAGCTTCCTATCAGCTCAATTCAACATTAGCTGCCAACGTAGCGTTACTCGCCGCAAACAATGCATCCTATCTTGGTGGCGTTCCTGCAGCTTCTTATGTCAATACAACTGGAACTTATGTATTCAGTAACATTCACACTCACAATGCTAACTTAGTAGTTAACACAAGTTCTTCGTTTATTTTAAATGGAAATGTTTATATAAACAATACCATTAATGCGAATGGTTCAGTAGGAACTGGTGGTTATGCTTTGTTATCTGGTGGACCTGGCGCTAACGTGTACTGGGGATTTGCTGGTATTAACACAGCCACTCAATATACATGGTCGAATACACAAACATTCTCTGGCAATGTTACGATGAGTGGTGTTATTA